ATGAAAACCAGCAACCTTATAAGCGAGCTGGATGCCGCGACACTAGCCGTGCGCAATATCCATTTGGACCGCCTGAAAGCAATGGGCGTAACAAGTCACACCATAGCCAGCCTGGGCGCTGTCCAGCCTCCATTTGGCGTTGTCAAAGCTGATTATATCGGCGGCGGGATATACCAGCCCGGCGGTGACGTTCCCCATATTGTGCAACCTATCTATGATGGCGATGTTCTGATTGACCTTATCGCATGGCGCACAAGCGATCCGCGTGCATGGTTATGGAGAACCGGCGCAGCATGGGCATTAAACCCTAACGAGATTGACGCGAATAGCTGGACGCAAGACCCGCTCACACTGCACGCCACCCCGCTGGATTGGCTTATCGCGGGTGCCAAAGGGCTTTGCATCCTGAATTGGGAAGCGCCCGAAATTAGAAGGCGGCTTTTGCGCGTGAAGGCGATCAATGCCGATCCGCATATTGCCCGCCAGTTGCGTGGCGCTTTGATGAAGCCAGCTTATTTTCCAGAAATTACAGCAAAGGAGGGACTCCGTAATGCTGCATAATCTCAAAGACAAAATGCCAACACCCGCAACAGAATTGGGCTTTCACCCGCTTGATTTGGCGGCATTGGCACAGATAGCGCCCCAGGCAATCGAATATGCGCTAGCCCCATTTATTCCCAAAGCCGAGGCTACGCTTTTCACGGGGCCGGGCAGCGGCGGCAAGAGCCTCTTTGTGCAGCAGCTTCTAACTTGCGCAGCGGCGGGGATTCCTATGCTTGGGCACGATGTTGCCCCCTGCAAAGCAATTTACATTACTTGCGAGGATGCCGAGCGAGAACTGCATTGGCGGCAAAAACATATCTGCGACACGTTAGGCGTGCCGATGGCCAGTCTTACCGGCAAATTGTCGCTATTCAGCCTTAGAGGGCGTCTAGGTAACGAGCTTTGCACCTTTGACCATGAAGGCCGATTGCAAGCCTCCGAAACCTATCAGGCGCTTGTGGAAATCATAATCGGTGCAGATGCCAAGCTGGTTGCCTTGGATAACGTCGGGCACCTATTCACCGGCAATGAGAACGACCGGGGGCACGTTACGCAATTTGCCAACCTGCTAAACCGATTGGCAGGCGAAACAGGCGCGGCAATCATCCTACTGGCTCACCCGAATAAATCCGGTGATAGCTATTCAGGATCGACAGCCTGGCTCAATGCCGTGCGATCCCAAATGATGATTGATTTTGTGCGTGATGCTGACGGCGCGGTGATAGATGCTGATGCCCGCAAGCTGACATTGGGCAAGGCAAACTATGCGCGGCAGGGCACTGAATTGGCCTTTCGTTGGTATAATCATTCTTATGTTTTGGACAGTGAATTGCCGGAAGATAAGTTGGCGGAATTACAAGCCACGGCGCAGGCGACCAGAGACAACGATATATTCTTAGCGTGCCTTGCAGAGCGCAACCGACAAAAGCGTGCCGTATCTGAAAAGTCCGGTGCTAACTTCGCACCCGCCATATTTGCCAAGATGCCAGAGGCTAAAAAAGTAAGCAAAAAGCGGCTATCCGATGCAATGGATCGGCTATTCAGAATAGGCCAGATCGAGCGTGCGCCCCTATGGAGGGACACCTCAAAAGGGCGTGATATTGATGGCTTAAAAGAGGTGGAAATAAATCCCCAAACGCCACCCCCAAGCGGTCCCCAAACACACTTCCCAAGCGACCCCAAACGCGCAGGAATCAACCCCCAAACACACACCCATATATATAAATATATATCCGGGGGCGTCACCTCAAGTGATGCGCCCCCCGAACTTGATAAGTTGGAGGCGGCAGAATGATCGACATTAAAGCCAAGCTGGCAGCAATGACAGGCGAGCGCAAAGCCGGTGCAATCGAAATGCTGGACATGCTCACGCGCCCATTGACGGTGCGAGAGATCGAGACAGCATTGCATGGCAAGGGCGTCACCCGTTCGCGGGCCGTTATCATATCGAGCGCAGTAAAGGGATTGCATATCGTGGCCCTGATAGGGGGCGAGCATGACTGACTATCCATATAACACCGCGCAATGGAAGCGACTGCGCAGGGCGCACCTGTCAATTGAGCCGCTATGCCGTGGATGCAGGTCAATGCAGATCACCAAGCCTGCCAACACGGTTGACCATATCCAGCCTATCAGCGACGGCGGGCCTGCCTTCCCTGGCCACGATGGACTAGCCAGCTATTGCGGGCCATGCCACAGCCGAAAGACAGCGCGAGGCGTGGAAGCTGGGGCGGTAAAGACTGACCGGCCAATGAAGGGCTGCGATGCAAACGGGCGTCCGATTGACCCCGCACACCCCTGGAACAGCCAAAATAAATCGCTCAGGGCTAAGGAGCGGAAACCGCCATGGAATACAAATGCTCAATTAGTTTCAAAAGGAAACTCAAATGGGTAGGCGTGGACCGGGCGCGGCGAAACTACGCGAAGCTGCAAAGGCATATGATGAGGCTGCTTTCGTGGCACACCCTTGGGAAAAAGAGGGAATGCCACCAGAGGAAAAAATGCTGGCCTTTCTATCCAGCCTGCCCATTGTTTCCGGGCTGAAAGCTGGCGAGCAATTGGAACTGCTAGATTTTCAGGATCAATTCGTGCGGGGGGTATATGCTCCTATTAGCGCGGCGCAAAAACGGATTGTCCGGCTCGCTGCGCTATCCGTAGCGCGTGGCAATGGTAAATCCGCGTTGCTGGCAGGATTAGGCCTAGGGCACCTCCTAGGCCCGATGCAGGAGCCTTATGGCGAAGTCTATGCCGCTGCGCTGGATCGTGAACAGGCGGGCGTCCTATACCATATGACGCGGGCTTATATCGAGGCGGTGCCGTGGATGGCAGCGCGGGTAAATATCAAAGATTGGCACAAAGAGATCATTGACGAAACCAATGACAGCCGATGGCGGGCGCTGACTAGCGATGCACGAAAGGCCCACGGCCTAGCCCCGTCATTCTGGATTGCCGACGAGGTGGCGCAATGGCGCAGCCGGGAACTATGGGACAATCTGGCAACCGGCATGGGTAAGCGCGATCAGGCGCTAGGCGTCACAATTTCCACCCAGGCGGCGGACGATTTGCATTTTTTCAGCGAAATGCTGGATATGGAACCAGAGGCCACAACCTATGTCCAGTTGCACACCGCGCCCGAGGGCTGCGACCTGGACGACCGGGAGGCATGGAAGCTGGCTAATCCGGCAATCGGCGCTTTCCTGAATGAAGATCAATTTGCCGATGCTGCGACGCGGGCGATGCGGTCCCCCTCATTCGCGCCTAGTTTCCGGTTACTCAATCTCAATCAAAGAGTTGCGGCGGAAGGCCGGTTTATCGAACAGGCCGACTGGGATGCCAATGGCGAGCCGTTCGACATTATCGAACTTGAAGGGTGCAAATGCTATGGCGGGCTGGATCTGTCCAGCACAAAGGATTTGACGGCGCTATCGCTCTATTTTCCAGAGCAGGGCAAGCTGCTAACCTGGCATTGGTTGCCTGCTGACACGGTGGCAATCCGTTCCGAACGCGACCGGGTGCCCTATCATCTTTGGGTTAAGGATGGCTGGGCAGAAACCACGGTCGGCAATGCGCGTGATGATTTGGCGATAGCGATGCAGCTTGCCGATATTCGCAGCCGCTATGATGTCCAGATGATCGGATTCGACCGCTGGCAAATGGCGCGGCTCAATAAACTGCTATCGGATGAGGGTATAGATTTGCCGATGGTTGATTTTGTCCCTGGCTTCAAAAGCTATGCGGCTGCGGTCGATGCTTTCGAGACAGCAGTGCTAACCGGAAAGATGCAGCACAATGGCAATCCGCTAATGCGCTGGCAGGCGGGCAACGTCATTGTCGAGACTGACGCAGCCGGAAACAGGAAACCGACTAAGGCTAAATCACTGGACCGGGTGGACGGGATCGTATCGGCAATCATGGCCGCTGGCATGGCCGCGACAGATACCGGGCCGGATGTTTACAAGGGCAGCGGTCCTATGTGGGTATGAGCATAGACATGATCGGCTTGATTGATGGCAATCTAACTCGCTTAAAAGTCGTCCTGCCACGGCTCTACACCGACGCATTTTTTCCATTGTCCACCAATTGTGCCAAATTGCTTGCGGTATTCAATACGGCTCCCCTCTCCATTCGGGTAAATCGAAAAAGACAGTGAAACGCCACCGTAACCATTTTTAATCAAGACAACCTTTGATCCATCTGGTCGATCAAGCGTGGGCAAGTTATTCCTATTGGCCAAGCAAAATGCCACGGCGTTTACCGATTGTGGAGACAGGAAAACTTCAGTTGGCTCTTTGCTCAACACTTTACCCGTTGAAGCACAGCCAGAGAGCGCAGCCAACGACAAGCTCAGAACTATAAGTTTAGTTTTCATGAAAACCCCCATTTCGATAAAATTATGCATTAGAAACAATCGGAAGTCGGGATAATTGACATGGTAGTTGGCAGGCGTCAACTACAAGTTATTAGTGCTAATGGGGCGGTTGCAGCAAGGCCGCTAGTATCTTTTCATAAAACAAGGACGGACAATATTGAAAGCTGGACAACCAAGGATATCGAGTTGTGACCGCGTGGCGAGACAGGTGACGCATTTTGCTGCACCTGAATTATCTGCATTCGTTTGAATATTAGCTATTGCATTCGTTTGAATATTGTGCTATCGAACCCAAATGGACGGAAACACAAACTTTGATCCGCGCGAGCCGGTTTTTACTCAAATAGAGGCGTCGGAGATTTCCGGTGCCACTATGGCCAATATCAACAATTGGTTTTTGCGAACCAACTTTGCGTTGCCTGAACACGAAAAACTGCCTGCCAAACGGCGGCTTTTCTCGATTGTCGACGTGGCGAAATTGGAGGTGATGGATTTCTGTGTTCGAATGCTGGATATGAAGCCAGAGGGCGCAGCCTATGCCGCAACGTCTATTGATCGACTTATGCTTGGCGAACACCAGCAAATCGAATTTGAAGGCAAGCATTTACAAGTTTGGCATTGGATTCACCGAACACCATTTGGAGGCAGTGAGGCTTTAGGCGATGGCCCCGATGGCTGGACCATGCAAGGCGTATGGAGAAAGTCCGGCAATGGCCCTTTTTACCAATATAACCCTGCATTGTATCCAGAGGAAGAGGCCTGCGGCTTTCCGCACTTCCCGTGTATATCAATTCCTACATCGACGATATTCAACCGCGCTTTCCTCAAATGCACTGACATTTTGATAGCGGAGCATAACGGTGAATAGAAATTCCGCCCCACTTACCGAGGCCGACGCGGTGCGGCCAATAACGACAAGCGCGATGCCGGGGGTGGTAGGGGTAGTTTTCGCATTTCTCCCTAGGTTCATTTCGGCTCAATCGCGCAACACCGCACTTATTCCCACGCTGCGAAGCGTCGGCAATCTCACGGCGGGGGCAAGGTGCTCCCGCCAAGACAGAAAGGCTAAATAAATGAAAACGGCAGAACTACTAGAACAGCGCAGCGGCATTGTTGACCGCATGAATACGGCGCACGAAAAAGACGATAACGAGGCGTTCAACGCAGCCGAAAAAGAGTTGAAAGACTTGGACGGCAAGCTAACACGCGCCAAGCGTATCGAGGCAGCAGAACGCACCGAACAGGGCCGCACTATTGCAGGCGATCACAAGCTGGAATCTGAAATTCGCACCCGCTTCAACCTTGGCCGCGCTATTGCGGGCCGGATTGATCCTGGCAGCATTGATGATGCCTTTGAACGTGAAGTGCAACCGGAACTGGCGAAACGTGCTGGCAAGGCCGCACAGGGGTTTTATATCCCGATGGAACTATTTGAAAAGCGCGTTTTGACAAGTGCAGGCGACGGCGCAACCCTTGTTCCCACGGATCATAGGCCAGACCAATATATTGACGCTTTGACCGCTAACACCATTGTGCGCAGCCTGGGCGCCACTGTCCTGAACGGCCTTTCCGGCAACGTGGATATTCCACGCGAAGCCGGTGCGCCTACGATTGGCTGGGTAGCTGAAAACGCGGCGCTATCGTCCAGTGATGCTGATTTTGACAGCATTACACTTTCCCCGAAACATGCCGGCGCTTTGTCGGAATGGTCGCGCAACATGGTTATGCAGTCCAGCCCGCAAGTTGAAATGTTGCTGCGCAGGATGTTGGCGCGTGATTTGGGCATTGCGATCGACAGGGCTGCAATCCTTGGCGGCGGCACTAACGAACCGGACGGCGTTTTGTCCACGGTCGGAATCCAGACCCAGGCATATACAACCGACTATATCACCACGGCGGCAGAAATGATTGCCAAGGCTGATATTGCCAATGTCGATGCGCGGCGTTCGTTCCTGACAACTCCAGGCGTTCGCAAGGTCGCCATGAAGGTTAAGGATGCGGACGGCTATCCGCTGGGCGTCGCCCCGCAATTCCACAACGAGCCGATTGCCTTTTCCAACAACGTGCCAACCACGCTTGACCCGACTGCTAACAAGCATGGTCTGATTTATGGCGATTGGTCGGAACTGATGATCGGCGTCTGGTCGGAAATTGATATTCTGGTCAATCCCTATGAAAGCACGGCCTATTCCAAGGGCAATATTGCAATCCGGGCAATGGCAACGGTTGACTGCGCAGTGCGTCACCCAGCGGCATTTGTTTCGGCAACCAGCGTTGTTGTGACGTAATGGGCGGCGTAACCCTTGAGCGGCGAGCCTTCGCAGAACTGCGCACAAAAGGGCGCAAGCTGGAGGGTTACGCTGCAACTTTTAACGTGGTCGCCAATATTGGCAGCTTTCAGGAGCGCATTGCCCCCAATGCCTTCAAAGAAGCCCTATCAGGCGATATTCTGGCATTGATTGACCATGATGCTAGCAAGGTGCTGGGGCGGACTCGTTCCGGCACTTTGCAGCTTTCAGAGGATAGTAAGGGCTTGGCCTTTTCATTGGACGTTCCCGACACCCAGGCGGGGCGCGATTTGCTTATCATGGCAGAGCGTCAAGACATTGGCGGCATGTCCTTTGGCTTTACCGTTCCCGATGGTGGCGAGATTTGGGACGGCAGCACCCGCACCCTGAAAACAATCAATTTGAAGGAAATCAGCGCAGTGTCGGCATGGCCTGCCTATCCTGACACCGAAATTGCCGTCCGGGCGCTTATGCAAGGCGCAGAGGCGCAGCGCAGGCGCAGGGCGCTTGTAATGGCGGAGGCGGCAACATGGGCTTAATCGGCAAATTTGCCGCTTTTGCGGGCTATGAGAAGCGGGCCGCTACGGATGCCTCATGGGCTGCGATTGCACCCGGCATAGGCTATGCGGCGGCGGTGACAGCGCGGACGGCAGAAAACCTTTCGACTGTTTTGGCCTGCACAAATGTTGTGGGCGACAGCTTAGGTTCAATTCCGGCAATCGTCTATCGGACAGACAGCGGAAGCCGGATCGAGCAACCAATGCACCCGCTGGCAAAGCTAGTGCGGTGCGGCGCTAATGAAGGCATGACCTGGCCTGATTTTATCTCACACTTGGCGGCGTCGGCATTGCTGACCGGCAACGGGCTGGCCGAAATATTGCGCAGCGGCAACGGGCAGCTTTCCGGGCTGCGATATATCCCCTGGGGCAGCGTCACAGTTTCGGAATTGTCGAGCGGGCGGCTGGCCTATGATGTCACTTATTCAAACGGCTCTAAAAAGCGTTTGCTGACCGGCGAAGTTATCCATTTACGCGACCGGACCGATGATGGCCTGATAGGGCGTTCACGGCTCCACAGGGCCGCTAAGACGGTCGAGGGCGTAACGCTTGCCGATACCCATGCCCGCACGTTCCTGGCTAATGGTGCAAGCCCTAGCGGCGTCCTGCAATCGGACTCGATGCTGGGAGCCGAACAATTCAACCGAGTTAAAGAGCAATTTGCCGAGCGTCATGCCGGTGCTGGCAATGTTGGCAAAACCCTGATTCTTGACGGTGCGCTGAAATGGCAATCCGTTCAAATATCGCCAGAGGATGCCGAACTGTTGGCAACGCGGAAATTCGGAGTTGAGGAAATATGCCGGATTTTCCAAGTGCCCCCGCCACTGATTCAGGATTACTCGCACAACACTTTCACCAACAGCGAAACGGCGGGCCGCTGGTTCGCAATGTTCACGCTGGCACCCTGGGCGCGAAAGATTGAAGCGGAATTTTGCCGCTCACTTTTCCCGGCCAACAGCGGGCTAGAACTGGAAATTGACCTAAGCGGCTTTTTGCGCGGCGATCCTGATACACGCTGGAAAGCGCACAAAATTGCGCTGGATGCGGGCGTTTTGGATGCCGACGAAGTGCGGCAAGTTGAGGGCTGGAATCCCAGGGCGATTGAGCCTGCAAAGGAGGGCGTTGCTTCTTAGCCATGACAGCCCGAGCCTCCTTTAAGCAATCCGATGCCGATAGAGCCATAAAGGCCTATAGGAAAAACGGCATTAAATTTGGCGGCGTAAAGGTGGCGGCGAATGGAGACGTTTACTACCTCGCCGCAGACGAAATTCGGCAACCTTCGGCCAATAGCTTTGATGAGATTGTAAATCGGTGAAACGGCGCTGGCTTCCTAAATGGGTATCCCAATATTCTGACCGGCACGGAAAGGCGCGTTATCGCTTTCGGCGCGTTGGACATAAGAGCCATGAATTTATCAATCCACCCGGCACACCCGCTTTCATGGAAGAGTATAAACGGTGCGCAGATGGCATTGATGCACCCGCAATCAAGCCGGGTGCAGATCGGTTTATGCCTGGAACTTTCGACGATTTGATTGCCCGCTGGTATGCGTCGAGCGATTTTGAAGGGCTAAAATTGCGGACGCGGACGGCATATAGAAACGATATTGAGCGTTGGCGGGCGAAATATGGCCGGGCGATGGTGCGCGATCTAAGGCCGCAGGATGTTCAAACGGCAATGCAGGAACGATTGCCCCATAAGACTAGCGCGAACAACCTAAGAAAGCGCCTGGGGCAGCTAATGCGCTTTGCCAATACGATTGAATATGTGGACAAGAATCCGGTGCTTGCGATCAAACCCTATAAGATTGAGGGGGAGGGCTATCATAGCTGGACCGATGACGAGATAGCGAAATATGAAGCAACGCACCCAGTCGGCACAAAGGCGCGGCTGATGTTCGACCTGCTATTGTGGACAGGGCAACGGCGCGGCGATGTTCGCACTTTAGGGCCGGTGCATATTCAAAACGGCAGACTGATTTTCTATCAGGAAAAAGGCGATAAAAAGCACCTTGTCGATATTCCTATTTTGCAGCCTTTGGCGGAATCCATTTTGGCGACAGAAACAGGCCGCTTTTGCTTTCTGATATCGAAATCAGGCACACCCTATGGGCGCGATTCTATCGGCAACTATTTCCGCGAATGGTGCAATCAAGCCGGTTTGAAGCACTGCACTGCGCACGGGATGCGCAAGGCGGCTGCGCGGCGCTTTGCAGAGGCAGGATGCACTAATCAGGAAATCAAAAGCTGGACAGGCCACAGCACCGATTCAGAGGTCGCACGATACACGAAAGCGGCCAGCAACAAGATGATGGCAGACGCTGCGGCGGTCAAATTATTGGCGAACCTTGCAACCGAGTTAGACAAAAATTCCGATAAGTTACTAAAAGGAAGGGATAATTAA